ACCAGCATCATTCTTTACACAAGACTCTGTTGCTACATGGGTTAAAGACCCTGCATTATTGACAATTGTTAATCAAAAAAATAGTCTTTTGGTTGCAGCGGTAGCCAAAGAAGAACAGGCTAATCAGGTGTATCTCAATGTTGAAATAGATTATGATTCCAAGTATTTGGTTTATTCTAATATGGGACAGAATCTAGCACTTGAAAAAAATAATCTAAGTGGTGCTACAGATATTTTAGTAGCCGCTGAAAATGTTTCTCAAACTTGTAGTGACAACAAAGCAATCGCTGATGCCAATCTTCGTGACCTAAAAGCACAATATGGAACTACATTTAGTGCCATAGAGTCTGCTGTAAATCGTGTAGATAATCTTGAAGCACAGATTGTACAAGCAAAAATTGATTTGGCAAATATCCCAAAGCCAAGTGCTAAACCACAAAGAAAAAGCAAGAAACAGACTATTCGTGCTTATGCAGATGGGGTCTACATGGCTAGACAAAAATTTGTGATAAATTTAAAATAATACCCCCAAAGGTATTTGAGGAAAATCCAATCTCAAATATTCCTGGGTTGGGGGCAGTATTCAATGGACTCAATGATGCATTTAATGCAATTGGGAATATTGGTGCTGACCTACCTCCTGCCGTTAGAGAGAAAGCACAAAAGGTTGTTGTGTCTGCAATTATTGTTACACAAATTGCGGCACAGGCTGCTACTATGGCTGCAACAAATGCTGCAACTGCAGCCGCTGGTGCTGCTGGTAGTGGAGGAACATCTGGTGGTTCATCGGGTAGTTCATCTAAAAGTTCTGAAGGAAGAAGGAGAGAAGAATGAAAGGATTCTTAATTGATTTATTAAATCAACTTTGGACTTTGCTAGGTATGTTTGTAGCCTGGGTAGTCCTTGAAGGAAGTGCCAAGACAGTAGTTGGATATTGTATTCTTGGAAGTTTGACTCTATGGGCTATTACCTATAGAGCAAGAAACCCTAAAGACAAGGAGGAAGAATAATGAAACTATTCGGTAATGTATTTATGCGTATCGTTGCTACTTTCGTTGCATCTGCACTTGGTGTAGTTGGTGCAGGAACAGTTGCAAGCGGTGTAAGCGGAATTGAAATCCCAGTTTGGTTTAGTGCTGTTATGGGTGGTATTTTGGCGGTAGCCAAAGTTGTAGAACTTTTAGCCCTAGCATTCCTTGAAGATGGCAAACTATCTCGTAATGAGATTAATGCTGCTTTCCGTCAGACTGTTGCTCTTAAAGATGTAGCACAAGACGAAGAAACATCTAAACCTAAGAAATAACTTGACAAACCCCTTTTGGTGCTCTATAATTGATATAGACCTGAAAGGGGTTTTTCTATGTCAATGACTTTTGACGAATGGTTGCAGTATGGTTTATCGCAGGGCTGGAATGGTCCTGCTGTTTGTGTTATTCACGATGGAACACCAACTACTGCAGAAGAAGATTGGGGTTTTGACCAAGGTGCAGACCCATGCGTACATATGATTCGATTGTATGAAGATGAAGCAACCAAGTTGGCTGTGGAAGAAAATCATGCTCCGTCTGTATGGCGAGCAACAAACAGTGGTTACACTGTATAATTAAATAGTGATGGGCATTAACTCAGTTGGCAGAGTGTTCGACTGTTAATCGAAATGTCCCTGGTTCGAACCCAGGATGCCCAGCGAAGACCAGTCAAATCTGTTAGGTGGCTCAATGAATGCTATAATAGTATTACTATGAGTAATCGTAGAATACATCTTGAAAGGAAGTATTAATATGCCAGAAGCAATTTACAAAGAACCATTCCCTAAAGCAAAGCGTGGAGATGGATTCAAAAATATGGCTAGTTACCGTACACACCCACACCGTGGTGTAGACTGGTCAGTACCATCACATAGCCCAATTAAAGCAATTACAGGAGGTACTGTAATGGTCACTAAGTGGACAGATGTTCTTGGTAACATCGTTATTCAGTCTACTTATGACAAGCACTTTATCCTTTACGCACACCTAGCAAAGCCATCTCCACTAAAAGTTGGAGACAAAGTTGAAGCAGGAGTAACATTGGTTGGTGAAGTAGGTGGTGGCAAAGACACGCCCAGCGGTACCGCAAGTACAGGTTCCCACCTCCACGTCACATATGGAACAGTCCAAGACCTAGTATCTGCTGACCTAACTAAACTAAATGATTTGTTTGCAAAACTAGACGGAAAGTAAAATGCCAGAATACACTTTTAAATGTCCAACATGTAATAAGATTGATAAAGATACCAGAACTTTTGAAGATGCTGGAAAAGAATTTTTATGCAAATCTTGTAATGCTCCAATGAATAAAGTATATTCTATTGGTGTTGTCAAGTTTAACGGTGGAGGATTTTACTCAAATGACAAATAGCCTAATTGAACAAATTGATAAGAAGTGGACACTATCAGCACTGGATAGATGTGATGCATGTGGTTCACAGGCTTATGTTCAAGCATTAGGTACATCAGGGGATTTGCTTTTCTGTGCTCATCATTACGATGGCATTCTGAATAATGAAAAGGCACAGGAAGCAATGACCAAATTTGCTTATCAAATTATTGATGAGCGTGAACAACTTATTCAAAACAGATTGAAGGAGGAAAATTATGTATGAGTATAAAGTAAGAAAAATTACTAACGTAGTAGATGGAGATACCATTGACGTTGAAATTGATTTAGGATTTGACATTGTATTTGTGTCAAGAGTTCGTCTGGCAGGTATTGATACCCCAGAAAGTCGTACTAGCGACAAGGCTGAAAAAGTTCTTGGTTTAGAAGCCAAAGAATATTTAAAAAAGAAACTGAAGGATGCAGTTAATGTTGTTATCCGCACAGAGAAAATGGATAGTTCTGAGAAGTATGGTCGTATCTTAGGATGGCTTTTCATTGATGGCGATGGCACTTCAATTAATACACATATGATTGAAGATGGCTATGCTTGGGGATATCTTGGAGACACAAAAGTTAAAGACTTTGATGCTTTAAAGGCTCAACGTGCTAAGGCTGGAACTGCTAAGTAATTAAAATGGAATATATACTAGGTTCTATAATTACTTTAATAAGTTTTTTTGTTTTTAACAAGATGACTAAAAAAATAATTTCAGAAAAGATGCATATTCCAATATTTTCACAAAGCAGAAAACTTGAATTAATTAAAAATTATTTAATTAATATTACTTCTCCAATTGAAGAAACAAAAACACAGTCTAGAGAGAATGCAAAAAAGAATTCTATAAAAGCATTTTTTTGGGCAGACAATGTTTATTGGATTGAAAATGGTTTTCTAGTTACAGCAAAATTAAATAATGATAAAATTGATGAAACTACTAAGAAAAAAGTTGACACACATAGCCTTGATAAGGTAGAATTAGATAAGATAACTTTTATCGTAGATAAATTAACAGAAGGAAATAAAGATGATAGTGGGAATTCAGGGAAGTAAAACTTTCAGTGATTATAATGTATTCTTGAGAGCAATGGGGGTGGCTTTGTCTAGCCTACCCGAAGAAGACACTGACATACTTTTTGCATCTGCTGGACCATTAAACATTAACAATATGGCAATGGAGTTTGTCAATATTTCTGAGCGTAGCCTAAAGGCTCGTGGTATCAAAATTAAACTTATTAAAATTCCACCAAGTTGGATTAAGGAAAATATTCATAACATTGAATACTTTGCTTATTTTAGTAAACCAAAAGAGCCTGTGTCTGACTTGGTAGACCTTGCTGAAGCAAAAGATGTTGAGGTTGGCGTTTATCGCTATTAACAGAAAGGTGATTATGTTAATTCAATCACTAGAGAAAATGGAAACAATTGTAGAAAACAATAAGTTTCTATCGTGGGATGGCTGGACAGTTGTAGAACTGAAAAAGTCTGAGATGGCTTGGATGAATCCAAATGCCAAGTTTATCAATGACGAGTGGTATGCTACCAATCGCTTTGATGCTGATGCTGATGGCTGGAATATACCTGCTAGTTTGGTAAAGAAGAATGCCAAATGAAAATTGGAAAGATGAAGCCTTATGTAAAGGCGATGATGTTAATTTATTCTTTGATACTTATGAAGAAAATATTGATGTCCGAAAAGAAATAGATTCTTTATGTTCTATTTGTCCCATGGCTCGCATATGTTTTGCAGTTGGGGTATCTCAAAAAGCATATGGAGTTTGGGGTGGAGTTTATTTAGATAGAGGTAAGGTATCTAGAGAATTCAATAAACATAAAACTAAGCAAGACTGGGCTGACACATGGCAGTTCTTAACAATAGATAAGGAAATTTAATGTATACACTAGAAATGGCTAAAGCATTTAAAACAATTAAAGCACCCAAAGGTTTTGGTGTGGTCGTTTATGATAACGAAAATTTTATAACTGTTCAAGTAAATCCAGAAAAATTACTTAATCTTACAGATAAACAAACACAGGACATTGTTGATTACATAAACAATGTAAAGCAAACTTTTGAAAAATTGGGTGCAACAGTTTTTGTTGTAAGAGATACTTTGGATAAAAAATGAATCTGATTAACATTATTTCTTTTTCATTGCTTTTAGTTTCTACATTGATATTTGTATATTTAGTTATAAAATTAAATATTCAAAAAAGAAAATTAATTGGTTTATATATTCAAAGTGAAATGGATAAACATTTATTAAATCAAAAATTAGATGAACTTTTCAAAGAATTTTCTGCTCGTCAACTATCTGAAACAGATGGGTTTGTTAAATTTATTTCTCAATCTCGTGACTGGGCTTTTGAATATATTGAAGAAGTTCAAAAAGCACTTGTTGAATTTGATAAAGAAGTGGCACCTCAACTTGAGTGGGCTAATACATTTGGCAAAGTTGGTGGAGACACAGTTCACACTAACACAATAAAAACAATTTCCGAGGCATACAATAAATTAAAATCAGTATTGCCAGAGAATACCGAAACGCCTAATAATTAGGCATAAAACAAGGAGAAACAAAAATGAGTACAACTCAACTAAAGGCTCTGCTCGCATCATATTTGCGTAGCATCCTATCCGCAGTAGCAGCACTATACTTGGCTGGCGTTACAGACCCAAAGACCCTTGCATGGTCATTGGTTGCTGCATTGCTACCAGTTGTAACAAGAGCATTGAACCCAAAGGACAAGGCATTTGGTATCGTTCCATCTGTTGATGTTGTTGCAGAGGCTCTTAAGGATGTCAAGGTTACTAAGGCACCTACAAAAACTGTTACACCAGTTAAGAAAACAAATACAAAGAAGTAATCTTAACAAGCATTAGAGGATAGGTTGCAAAACTTGTCCTTTTTTGCTATAATAAATATGTACCTGCCAATCGGGGGTATAAAATAACTCGCTTAAAAGGAGATGATACAAATGGTAATCTATACAGACCCATTCGCAACACTTAGTCAGGAATTTGATAAGTTGTTTGCACAACCAAATAGGGCTACTTATCCACCCTATAACGTGATTCAGTCAAAGGATAAGAGCACATGGTATCTTGAATTTGCTCTTGCAGGATTTGAGAAGGATGACGTTACAATTACAACAGATAAAAATGTTCTGACAGTCAGTGGTGAAACTAAAGAAGATAAAGAACTACCAGAAGATATTCGTTATGTATACAAGGGTATTGCTGGTCGTAAATTTACTCGTTCTTTTAACCTCCCAGAATATGCTGAAGTTTCTAACGCTGAACTAAAGCATGGAATTTTGACTATTGATTTAGTTATTAATGTTCCAGAGGAAAAAAAGCCAAAGACTATTACTATTAAGTAAGTCGGATGTCCTGGGTATGACGGTAAACTGCCCACTAATAGATATGGTATAATGAGACAATGGAAAATTTACTAGCACAATTAAGAACGCTACTGGCAGACAACGTTGCCCTTAAATTTAAATCTCACGGATATCACTGGAACGTAGAGGGACACGACTTTTCACAATATCACAAATTTTTTCAGAAAATCTATGAAGACTATGACGCTGCAACAGATACTTATGCAGAATGGCTTCGCATACTAAAACAGTACGCACCATACAGACTAACAGATTTTTTTGACATGTCAACAGTTC